GTTCTAAACAGTTTAATCATTGACTCGGCATGCATTGTCTCATCAACAATAGACCAAGTAACAATCTGTCCCATACCCTTCATCTTACCGTGTCGCGGCATATTAAGCAACATGATGAAAGAGGAGAACAACTGCATACCCTCAGTGAATGCAGAAAAAGCGGCAATGTTAGTAGCAACAGACTCTTTGGTGCCATTAGAGTTTGCTAAATCCATGAAATATTCGTGCTTGTCTTTCATCGCTTCATACTCTAGGAACTCGTTGTAGGTCGATTCCGGCATTCCTAGAGTCTCTATTAGGTGCGAATAAGCCGCAACATGTAGTGCTTCTCTTGCGGCAAATCCAGCAAGCATCATGCGCACTTCAGGCTGTGGAAAATAGGGGAGATAGTTTGTTACATAGCCGCCTGCAACATCAATATCACCTTGAGTAAAAAATCTAAAAATATTTGTTAGAAATGCTTTCTCTGAATCGGTTAAACGATTCTTCCAGTCTTTCACATCTTCTGCCATTGGTACTTCGGTGTGTAGCCAATGAGACTGTTCGTGCTTCAACCAGGCATCATATGCCCATGGGTAGTTGAAAGGCTTGAAGTAGTCCCTCTCATCTTGAAGGTTTAATTTTTTAGCCATCTGCTATCCTTATCCGTAATTAATTTTTTCTGTTTTCCATACACACCTATTCAACCCTTGGTGTGTATGTATAGTGGGTGTACATCCTAAAGAGTTTGATACTCTTTCGATGTCATCATAATTATATACATCTAATAAAAGGGAGCCCCCTGGATTCAAGTGTTGTGCTACTTTATTCCAATAAGTATCTAGCGGGTAATGCCATGCGTATGACCATGTAGACATAATAAGGTCATACATTTCCCATTCACTGTTTTCATCTAAAAATGTAAATTTGGTTTCATCTGCGTGAATTTTCTTCATGCAGTTTTTAGTTAAATCCCATGAGTTATAATAAACATACTCTTCGTTATAACCATCTAGGTATTCAGGAGATTTCCCTATTTGCCCGTGCCAATCATTGCCATCAAGTAAAGAAATATGTAGAGTAGGGTTGTACTTATGCATCAACAAAGCGTTGACACCCATACCACAACCTATATCCAAAACTTTACTGTGATCCGGTAATTTATAAATCCCTAGATTTTCATTTCTTGTCCATTCATGCTGTCTTTTAGTTTCGTTCTGTTTAAAAAACTCCTGAAACAAAAAAGGAGTAATACCTATTTGACAACAAGAATAATAAGCCAGGTCAAATAGATATTCGGAATCCCACGATAAAGTCATATTACCTTTATCGGACATAACATTCAAATGATATTCTATCCAATATGTATGCTTGGACAGAAACATGTCACCTAATTCTTTGTCTTTAAACATCCATAGCCCATTGTATCAATTCTTGATACCCACCTATAAACTCATCATCTATATAAATCTGAGGCACTCTTCCTTCTGGTTGATGTTCCTCATTGTACTCGATATCCATTCCCTGTAAAAACATTTTCGCTTCCGTGCAAAACCTACAGTCTTCTCTAGATTTAATTAATACCTTCATCTATCTTTCCTATTTTATTAAAAGCCCATGCCCTCTCTTTACACCAAGGACAGTAACCACATCGACCCGCATCTAATTCTGTGCATGAATGTGTTATATGCATAATATCTTGTGCGATTCCTAAGTCAAACCCTAGTTGAACCGTTTCATCTTTAGTCATATCTGAGAAAGGTTGCGGGCAAACATGTTCTGCGTTGTACTTACTTGCGTGTTGCCTTTCGTGATCTGCTTCCATACCCTCATAGTATGAAGTCACGCCACAATAGCAAATGTCTGCATAACCTCCCTTCAATACTTCCATGATCCCACTTGTCACATAGCTAGATGGGTCTTCAGCATCAACAGAACCAACAATGTTTGTTTCTCCTACATAGCCAGACCATTTCAAAACTTCATTAGCCCACCTCTGTGCGCCGTCAAGTTTAGGTACAGTGTAAGGACGACATGACTGTCCTCTTTTCTTACACTCATTATACACTATGTACCACAGTACTGCACTATCCCATCCGCCCGATACTACAACTGCAATTCGTTTGTTGTGTGGAATAGATTCTGCTATTTCCTTAGCCTTCACAGGCAAGACAGGATTCTTCATCAATTAAACTCTGCATGTCAATTTCTTTAATTATTTGTCTCTCAACTCTTCTAGACACCTTGTCTGCCTTTCCAAGTTTCTCTGAGCGACAGTAGTATAGAGTCTTTAGTCCCTGTTTCCATGCAAGATAATGAATCGCATGTAGGTACATAATATTTACATCTGGTCTAAAGAACAGGTTAAGCGACTGAGCCTGATCGATGAATTTTTGTCTGTCAGCGGCATGCTCAATCAACCACCGTTGGTCAATCTCCATAGATGTTTTATACACATCCTTTTCCCAATCACTTAAAAAATTTAGATGCTGTACTGATCCATCGTTTGCAATTATCGAAGACCAAGTTTCGTCATAATCGATCTTACTGCCAGCTTCAATTTTACTTTTAATGAGAGCATCCAAATGTCTATTCTTATTAAGAAACGCTCCACTAAGTGTGTCTTGACGATATGCGTTTGCACGATATGGTTCAATGGACGGCGAAGTGTTTCCCATAATAATACTAGAACTAGCGTTGGGAGCAATAGCCATAATATGACTAAATCTTCTTCCTGTGCCCTTTGCATCAGGTGCTTCACCTCTTTCACTGCCGAGTTGAATATTTGCTTCATCTAACTTACTCCGAATTAATTTAAATATCCTAAGGTTAGTCCCTTTAGCAGTTGCGCTTTCCCATGGGATAGTTTTCTTTTGCAGGTACGCATGAAATCCTAACGCACCTATACCAATACTTCTTTCTTGTTTAGCAGAAAACTTTGCTCTAGCCACATACTCCGGAGCCTCATCAATAAAATATTGTAAAACATTGTCTAGCATTTCTGCAACATCTTTGAGAAACATAGAGTCTTTACTCCATGCATCATAATTTTCTAGGTTTACTGAAGAGAGACAGCACACTGCCGTTCTCTTTTCGTTTGTAGGTAAAATGATTTCAGAGCAGAGGTTAGATTGATTTATTTTCAACCCTTTAGCCTTTTGAAATTCAGGCATTTCACGATTGCTCGTATCAATAAAATGTAAGTAGGGCTCGCCTGTTTCCATTCTCAGTTCTAGAATCTTTTGCCAAAGAGCCTTTGCTGATACAGTTTCTCTAACTTCACCTGAGTGCGGGTCACAAAGATTCCAACCATCATCTGCCTCAGGGTCTTGCATACATCTCTCAATGATCTCCATGAATCTGTCGGTAATGTTAATACCGTGATGAAGATTCAAGCACCGTAGATTCTGATCTCCTGTAGGCTTTCGCATTTCGAGGAACAATAGTATGTCAGGATGGGATACATCAAGATAGGCTGCATAACTTCCTCTTCTCGTTTTTCCTTGACGATAGGCGAGGGAAGAGGCATCGTATGTTTTGAGATGAGGTAAGACACCAGTAGATTTGTCGCCGGCAGCACGGATGCCGAACCCAATACCAACACCGCCACCCAACATAGAGAGCCACGATGTTTCCGAATAGTTCTGAACAAGCCCCTCAGCCGTGTCTTCAATGTAATTGAGAAAGCACGATATCGGCATGCCGCGATTACTGCGCCCGAACGAAAGAATCGGAGTAGAATACGATAACCAGTGTTTACTTGCATAGTCATATAGCCGTTGTGCGTGTTCTGGATTAGAACCAAATTGTTTGCTTACATAGGCAAACCGATGTTGAGGGCTAGTTTCGTCCTCTCGCATGTAACTTTCTTTGAGCCTCTGAATTCCTAGTTTATCAAACAACTCATCTCTGGACAAGTCTATTTGAATACCCATATAATCTTGTTTTGCCATTTTTATTCCTATAAAAAAATCTTGTTAATTACATCTACGGCTTTAGAGCCTCAACAACAGATGGAAAATGCCCCTCTATAATATTCCAACATGTTTTAGCAATAATAGCGTGTTCTTTTTGTGTTCCGTTACCCATGCGCAACTGACAGTAGTGAATCCATGAGCGAAGTGTTCCTGCCATGTAAAGTACTGTAGCCGTGTTGCCTTCTGGTAGTACTGCTCGGGCTTGCTCTTTAGCAATTCCCTGTTGCAGGGCCCATCGATAAACATCACTTGCTTTGTTAATCACTTCTCTTTGCTTCATGTTCCATTCTTCATACAGCCGTTCATGTTGAGTTTTGTTACCGCCTTTGCCGAAGTCTTCTACATCATCTAATTCAACAGAGTTCTGTCTATTTTTAGGATCTTGAAGTCTTGCTTCACGGCTAACAAACTCATCAGCCTCAGCGTATCGTTGACTAAACTCTTGGAAACTAAAACTACGATGGCGCAAAATTTGTTTTGCAATGTCTCTTGTAGTTTTAATTTCCATAGTCATGCTCACCATTTCAAACGGAGACCAGTGACCCTCACGAATGAGATACTTTAAAAGTTTGGGTGCAGTCTCAGCATTATTTTGATTTCTTGGATTGCTAACCCTAGCCGCATATGCAATAAATTCCTCAGCAGAATTGCAATCTGAATATGCGGTAGGGGTAGTCATAGAAACAAGGGTCACATCACTCATAATAAAAAGTTCCTATTAAGTAGTTTTTTTAGCGGGTGCTTTCTTTTTAGCGGGTGCTTTCTTTGGGGGACGACCACGGCGTGGCTTTCCCTTTGCCGCCGCTACAACATCACCTGCTTGTTCTGCAACATCTTTAGCGGCATCAGCAACATCAACAAGTTCTTCTTTGACTCGTCTTGCACGGCGCTTGGCTTCGGTCTTTACTTCAGCGACCTTGTCCTGTGCATCTTTAATAGCGGCTTTGGCGTCTTCTACGCCAACCTTGCCGTCACCGTTGTAGTCAAAGATACCTAAGAATTCTTTAATCTTCGTCCAGAGTTTCATTACATGCTCCTAGCATTTTTTCCAGTTAGTGAATTTAAGTTCCGCAGACAAACCGCGGTGTGTATTATGATTTATAATAGATTGAATTTCTACGGAAGTCATTCCATCTAGTATCATTTCATTTATATCTTTACCCGCAATACCGTCGGGCCAAATACAAATTGAAAAGCCTTGCTTTATATACTTATACATCAATTTACAAAGCTCTTTATTTTTCGGCTGATTATCAAATACAATGGTCGTGTGAGATAGCGGAAGATTGAATTTTTCAATCTGATTAAAAGCTACACCTGCACATGCGATTGCATTATCTAAAAATAAACTGTCTAGAGGACCTTCTACGACTGTTATAGGTTGTGTTTTATCTAGCCACTCAAGCCCGAATACAGTAGGAGCCGACTCATCAATTTTGACAGTTATATACCGAAGAGTCTCATCACGCATTCCTCTCATAGTCAACCCTGTCAATCTACCATGTTCATTGGTAAAAGGAATAACTAACCTAGATTCTTCGGTGATGATACTATTTTTGTATTTACTATTTAGTTGAACAATGTCTTTGATGTTGTTTATATAGTATAATTTTTTTGTTTGCTCAGAAGGTATTTGTCTGCTCTCACAATACTCTACTGCCTCATGGTCATAGGGCAAACTGTACACGCAATCAAAAAGATTTTGCCAAAGAGGAACAATAGGAATGGGCGGCGGCTTATCCTTATAGAACACCTCAGACTTTAATCTTTCTTCTGTTCCAAACTTTTTAGATTTGCTTCCATCTGCGTATCGTTCTAAAACATATACTTTGTAAAGCAGACCATCTAATTGTTTCAACATGCTACCGAAATGTGCGCTGTGCTGACAGTTGTGGCACTTGTACATAAGGTCTTCTCCTT